TAGAAGTTCAGCAGAGGGACAAGGCTCAGATTTTAGCTGACTTTTACACCAAAGGTCTTATTGACGTACAAAGATATCAAGATGGATTGACTAGCATTATTGGCAATTCTGAGAAGGAAAGGATTGAGCTAGAGTCAAAATCTGAAGCTGAAAGGCAAGCGCTTGTAAATTCAGTAGACCCAATACAGAAGCTTAGAAGCGAGAGGGATGCTAGGATTGCGGTGATAAATGAATATGATGCTATCGAAGGCTCAAACCACATATTATCTCTTGAAGCAAAGGCTGCGGCAGACTCGATCTATAACGAAGGTGTTTTGATTGCGCAAGAAGAAAGATTTAGGAGCATGTCAGATTCAAATGCGTTTTTACTTGATTCTCTTGATTCTCTTGAAAGCGCTGGAAGCCAAGCTATCGCGGGAATAATAACTCAGACAACAAGCGCAGAGGATGCCATGAGAATGCTTGGCAGAGCAATAATCGGTCAGGGAGTTAGCGCTCTTGTTGAGATGGGCGCTCAGTATTTAAAAAATATGATAATAGGCCAAACTGCTTCGGCAGCGACAGCAGCGACAGCAGCAGCCACTGGGACAGCAATGGCTGCATCATACGCTCCTGCGGCTGCGCTTGCATCTCTAGCATCATTTGGTGGGAACTCGATTCCAGCAACCGCTGGGATCGTATCAACGATGGCAACAAGTCAATCATTAGCCATTCTTGGGGCTCGTGAGCAGGGCGGCTCTATGGTGGGCGGTGGAGCTTATCAAATGGCTGAGCGTGGCAAAGCTGAAGTTATCATGCCTGCTGGCGCGTCACGCGCTCGCACTGCTGCGCAAATGCGCGATATAATGGGGCAGAATGGCGGTGGAGCTTCCAACGTGACAATTGTCAATAACACAACTGGACGAGTTGATAATGTTCAAACTGAACAGCGCGACGATGGGATGTTGATGATCACTATCGAGGAAAACATTATTAACCAAATGCTTGATCCTGATTCCAGAATGTCGAAAGCTAGGCGATCAACAGCTAACCAAGCGGGGTTTTAAATGAGCTACCATATCTTCCCTAAATCATTAAAGCCTATTGTCAACAGCGGCTACGGACAGACTAGAGGATCAAACATCTGGCGATCACCCGTGCAAGGCGGGTTGACTAGACAAGGACGTAATACATACTACGATCCAACACCGATAAGTATCGCTTTAGTTGTTAGCAAATTAGGCCGTCAAGCGTTTTGGTCATTCATTGCAAAGATTGACGGAGGGGCGTCATCGTTTTTGATGGAGTTAGACACTGGTAATGGCCTTGAAATGCACAATGTCCAAATTACAAGTGACATAAGAGACACAACTCAAACTGATGTTTTTTACAATATTCAGTTTACAGCCACAGCCGAAAGAACAAGCATTCAAGATCAAACTGAGTTCAGCGATACGCTAGTAGATTTATTTGGCGAATATGGCGATGGATTACCAGCATTCCTAAACTATTACGAGATTTATTGCACAACGCCAAACTTTATCAATAATTTACCAGAGCCAAGCTAATGAGCCAGCAATCAGTAGAAGAAGCTTACAGGAAGGTTTTAGCGTCAAATCCTGACGGCGAAATAACGCTGCAAACAATCGAGCTTTATCACCCGCTAATGTCGAAGCGGTATCGGTTTGTCATCGACACTGTGCCGCTGACAGCTTATTTGGAAACTGGCGAGTTAGTGACATTCGAGCCAGTTAACGCAGACGCAAAAGGGGCATCAAACAACGCTGATATGAATCAGTCAGCGACATTCACTATTGCCGACCCTGAAAACCTGATTGACGATGAGCTTGATAGAATACCGCTGAACAACGAAACCGACCCAGAGCTGACATTTAGGTCTTACTTGCTTTCTGATTTATCATATCCAGCAGACGGACCAGTAGTTTACGAAGCGCAAGACATTAACCAAGGAAAAGGCACTTTCACGGCTTCTGTATCTGCGCCAAAACTAAACAGCAGAGGCACAGGGTTAATTGTAACTCCAGCACTGTGCCCACTGATACGAGGGTTTATGACGTGAACGAATTGGCTAAATACACAGGACTTCCATACGATTTTAAAAACCATAACTGCTGGCAATTCGTGCGTAGGGTTAGAGCTGATTACAATCTTAGTACTCCTGAATTTGATTGTACTCATCCTGATTTGTCAGACTCAGTTTTCATTGCTGCTCACGATAACAGCAAGGGGCTCAAACAAATTCAATCACCTGAAAGGCTATGCGCGGTGCTGATGATGAAAATCATTATGGGGCGCGAGGTGTGGCACTCAGGAGTTTATATTGACGGCATGGTTTCACACTGCGATAGATACGCACGACAAGTACGCCTAGATTCGCTAGAATCGCTAGTTGAACAATGTGAGAGGGTAGAATTTTGGCGCTAATACATCACCACACTAAAAAATCAAATGGAGAGTTTGAGCGCGTCGAGTGCGCCTATTACTCAAGCCCTGCTGAGTTTGTGATAAATAAAATTCCTAAAGGAGTTCCATTTCGCTGCTACAAAGACGGCGTTGATATTCGCGAAGATATTGATGCAATGCTTCAGGATGGTGAGTTTACTATCGTTGAAGGAAGCGGAAATGCAGTATTAAACCCATTTTCATCATTTAATGACCCGCTTGGTATTAACCGAAAAATCCGTGATGCGATATTGCCACAGCCAGAAGAGGTAAACAAACAAGCGGCAAGCGCAAACAATAGCTTAACCGACCGCAATAACAAGCCGCGCCCGTATGCTCGCGCTTATGACATTTGCGGCACCGTACAAAGCATACCAAGCGACTTGATGCAGACGTACAACATTTACGACTCTACTAACAGACAGTTTCAATACGGTTACTACTACATTGGCCGAGATTATTTAGACACACCGAACGATGGTGTAACGGATGGAGACACAATATTAAGCACGATCACTGGCTCAAGTGCCAACATTTACGATCCGTTTACCAGTCCAAATAATTCAGCTCCACGTCAAATAATTGGCGAGTCAATCACAGAGCCTTTATTTATTACTCAGCGCTCACAGAATGTTGACGGTGGAGAGCTAAAGGCTCCTAACGAATATGTGCTTGGATTAAAAGGTGATGGCATAGCGGTAAGCTGTCAATTATCAGGTGTGATTGGTGCGCTGGTTGAGGCTTCTGGTACGCTTAGATTTGATGACTTATTCAAAGTAGGGCAATCAGTAACACTTGAAAACGTCAAGTCTGCTTTAGCTGTGCTTAATGGCACTTATATCATATCCGCAATCTCAGGCACTTCAATAAGTTTTGACGTTACCGCAAAGCTAACTGAATGGACTAAGATAGTTGGCGGCAATGCGCCGATGGACGCCAATGACGCTGCCAAAGTTTCACCGACAAATTTAGCCGAAGCTGGATTTACCGATTGGGTGACTATCAGCGCGATAAAGCCACAGCGCATAGTTGCAAATATCATTGCAAGACAAGGAATGTTCAGGGCACCAAGCGGTGACAGTGCCACATTCAGCTCATCGGCTACAGCAGAGCTACAATGGCAATTGGTAGAGTCTGGCACTCCAGTTGGTGCAATCAATCCAGTATTCAATACGCTTACTGATAATCGCCGTGAAGAAGTTGGAATGTCCATCATCGTGGAAATGCCATTTCGTTCGTCGGTGCGCGTAAGGGTTAGGCGATCAACAGATTTAGACAAGGGTTATGACGGTACAGTAGTCGACGCGCTTACATTCAATGACCTTTACGGCCAAATTCAGGACTCAACGCCAAACTATGGCAACCTGACGACGATCCACACGCGCAGACGAAACACGGCTCAAGCAACATCAGTTAAGTCTCCACAGTTAAAGGTTATCGCTACTGAGATGCTGTTCAAATACCTTGGCAATGGAGTTTTCGATACTGTGCGCACAGCCAACACTCAAGCGGTACAATCGCTTATTAGGCTAGCTCGTGATCCAGTTGTAGGCAATTTGGTGATGAGCAATAAATCAATGGACGATTTGCTTGCTGTGCAAACAGACATTGAAACTTACTTTGGTGACGTTCAGGCGGGGCAATTTTGTTACACATTTGACGATGAAAAAACCACCTTCCAAGGCATTGCGCAAACTATCGCATTATCAGTTTTTAGCACAGTATTCAGAAAAGGGAATGACATTAAGCTGCACTTTGAAAAACCAATTCAGGGGCCAGCAATGCTATTCACTCATCGCTCAAAAACTAACGTGGACAAGTGGACTCGCAGCTTTGGCAGCGTTCAATATGATTCTGTTGAGTTTACTTGGATTGATCCAGAAACAAATATCCGAGAAACAATCCGCATCCCTGAAAATGGCGGCATTGACCATAATAAGATAGAGTCAAAAGGAGTGCGTAATTATCAGCAAGCGTTTTGGCTAGCTAATCGTGCGCGTCAACGAGACTTACTTCAGCGAGTAACCTGCGAGTTCACCGCGACTGAGGAAGGGCGCT